TGTCGGTCACGGCCTGACTGCGGCTGTTGGCGATCAGCACGCCGATCAGGGTCACGGCCCCGGCAATGACAGCGGATAAGATCGTTTCCATTCCGTTCACCGCCTTTACCCGGCCCACCGGCTTTTTGCTTTGCGCACATCCACATGGACAAAGCCTTTTGCGGGGTAGCGGCCGATGCCGCCGGTGCCGGGCAGCAGGGTCTCGGCGTAGGCGGCAAGCTGCTCCACCGGCACGCCGGACACCCGGATATCCGCGGCACGGCCATACTGATGCTGGCTGTAAACCGCCCCGCCCACAGCCCTGTTGTGTGCAGCGGTGCGGTAGCCGCTGGTAATGACCACCGGAGCACCAAAGTGGTCACGGATGGCCTGCAGCACCTGCACCAGTTCGCTGTCCACAAACAAAGGGTCGGTGCCGTCTTTGCAGGCAAATTCCTTTGCGCGGAAGCTGCGGCTCAGCAGCGTTTCGCCATCCCTTGCGCGGGAGTAAACGTTAAGCATGGCCGTCCTCCTGCAGCAGCGCTGCCACGGCATCCCTCAGCCGGGCGGGCACATCCTCCAGCGTTTTGATGCCCTTGCGGATCAGGGCCGCATAGATCCTTGCCATTACACACCACCTCCTTCGTACAGTTCACACAGGGCCAGCTGCAGGTCGGTCAGCTGGCAGGTCAGGCTGGCAATCGTCTCGGGCAGACGGGCTGCTTCCTCGGCCTGCTGGCGCTCTTTTTCCCGCGCGGCCAATTCTTCTTCCGTATAGCGGATGTACCGCTGCACCGGCACCTGTTCGGTCCATGCGGCCTGCGCAGGCACGCCCGGCACGTCGATGACCTTCCGCACATCCCTGCCGCCGCCGGGATACTCCGTTACGGTCTCGTAGTGGCTCACTTCCTCCACGCCTTCCACGGCGGGGTGCTCCACTGGCTCGGTGTCGTCCACCAGATACCCAAGCGTCAGGTCAGGGTTTTCAATGGCTGCACCGTTCTCGTCAATGATCTTCATGGTTCAAAACCTCCTTTCTCAGGCCACGCGCCGCCAGATGTGCACATAGTAGGCGGCAGGCTGCACGGTGGCGCTGCGGCCGTAGATGGCATTAGACTTGGACGCATCCAGACTGAACTTATATACATCAGAAAAGTTATTGTATTCGCCCGTAGATGCGATCTTGTTGCCGGCAGTGAATGCGCCGGATACCTTATGTTCACCCTTTTTTACATCCGCGACAAAAGAGCCCGTGATGTTCGGCAGTCCGGCCTCCACGGTGCTGCCTGCTGCGTGGCCGCTGCCAGCACCCATCAGCACGCGGTTAAACGCAATCTCCTGCCATGTACCGCCAAACAGTGCGGCGGGACTGGTGTAACTGGTGCTCTGGTAGATGCTGCCCACTGGGTAGGCAGTTAGTTTGTCCACTTCCGGGATTACAAAGTCACAACTCAACACACCTTTATCGGAAACTCTTAGCCCATCTCCTACAATGATACCGCCTAGCTCTGTTGTCGTTGCAGGAGGAAGGGTGTATTCCTGAGCATCGGCACTCAGCGTACCATCGTCGGCCACAGAAAGTCCACTACCAACCTTGATTCCGCCAAGTGTTGTGGATGTGGCCGGGCGAATATTCAAATTCTTTAGGGCTTCGCCAACTGCCTTTGCGTCAGCTGGGGCATTTTCTACCGTTAGCGTCTTATCGGTGCTTACGGTGGCGGCGGCACGATCGGCGGCATCTTCTGCTTTTTTCTGTGCAGCCTCCGCTCCGGTCTGGTGTTCCTGCGCAGCATTTGCAGACGCTTTCGCATTTTTTTCGCTCTCCGCCGCATTTGACGCACTGCCTGCGGCAGCAGCAGCTTTCTGAACAGCCGTGCTGGCGGCATCGGTGGCCATTTTGGTAGAAGCGGCCACATCGTCCAGCGCTCCCGTGCGGGCATTGGAGATGTCCTGCAGGGCTGCGGTGTGGGCGGACTGGGTTTCTTTTACCGCGTTGCTTTTTGCGGTGCTGATGGCATCCAGACCGGCCTGTTTTTCTGCAGAAATCGCCTGCACCGCTTCCGTCTTGGCAGCAAGAGTATCGGTCTTGGCCCGCTCTGCGGCGGTGGCGCTTTTAGCAGCTTCCTGCGCTTTGGTGGTGGAGGTCTCTGCAAACTGCTCCACATACTCCATGCCCTGGGCGATATCCTCGCGCACCTCGATGCCGAGGATGGCCGTGCGAATGCCGTCGATGATCTCCTTGAAGGTTTTTGTCAAAGGTTCTTCACCTCCGTGCGTACATCATAAATGGTGTCTTTCTCAAAGTTGAATGTGTCCCACAGCCATGCGCTGCCCATGTATGCGGTGAGGTTGTAGTTGTAGGGGTTGCACACTGCGGTCAGGGTGACAAGGGCACTGTGCTCCTTGCGCTGCATAGAAACGGTGCAGAACCCGCGCCAGAAGTACGCATCTTTTTTGAAGCGGAACCACACCCACTGCCCCTGCAGCAGGGCTTCCAGTTCTTTTTGCAAAACGTCCAACTGGTCTTTGGGCCGCAGGCAGGTGGCCTGCACCGTGATCTGGCGCTTTGAGTAGTGCAGCTTGCCATCCAGCGACCGGCTCAGATCCAGCGGGCGGCCCGCGCCGGGAACGTTCACCAGCATGGAGAGTGTTTCCGCCTTACCCACCTGCGGGTAGCCCTTATTGATCAGCAGGCCAAAGCGTTCCAGCAGGGAGACGGTGCCGCCGCCCTGCAAAATGAGCACGTCGTTGAAGCGTCTGCTTTCGCGGGCGATCTGCTCGATTGCCTTATAATCAGCCAAAGCATTCACCTCCTCACGGCGCGCATACCACGCTGATGCTTACCTCCGCCGTGATATCGCCGGGAGTGAGCTCCACCGAGAACTGCCCTTCCCGGCGCTGATCAGGTGTGCGGGAAAAGTAAAATTCCAGCCACCGGCCCTGCAAGGCGTTTTCCAGCCCGCTGCGGATGGTCTCCCACTGCTCTTTTGGTCGCAGGCAGACGAAGCTCAGCGGAACGGTGCGCTGCTTGAAATGCACCTTGCTGTCCACCGCCTGCGTAAAATCCAGAACCATATCGTAGCCGGGCGGGTACTCCTGCAGGCTTTCCACGGTGGGGGCATTGATCTGCCTGCCCTCTTTTTTGAGCCACAGGCCGAAGGCGGAGCGCAGAGAGATAAAGTTTTCACCCTGCTGCACCAGCACGTCATTCAGGCGCGGGTTTTGGGCCGCTGCGGCTTCCAGTGCGGCATAGTCTTTCAAGAGTAGCTCACCTCGCTCCCATCGTCTGCGGTCTGCACCGGCGCAGGCTCTTCTACAGCTGCGGGGCTGTAAGTGAGGGTCTGGCCGTCCCACACATAGTCTGCGCCGCCGTTAGTGGTCTCGGGGAACTCATCGAAAAGGACTTCATTAAAAGGCAGCGGGTCTGGGATCACGCTTTCATGCGCCCACCCGCCCTCATAAAGCCTGCCGTCCGAACAAATTTTACACTTGAACTTGTAACCGTCTTTTTTCATAAGCCCTCACATAAAGCCGTACAGCTCTATCGGTATACACACAGAATTATTGCCAGTCCATCCGTCAACTGTCGGAGACTCCAGACTGAAAAAAGTTGCCATTGTGCCAACGCCTGTGGTATAGGAAGATGTGCGTTCCTGCCCGGATCCGAATATAATGCCTGAGGCTTTCACCGTGACATCTCTGCGATGAACTGTGTTCCACGGGTACACCATCGAGTAAGTCTTGCCATTGACCGGAAGCACTACTGACACAGGGCCTGCACCGCCTCCGCTCGCAAGCCAGGTTGAGCCTTTTTTGCTTTCAAAGGTGATGAGCACCGCGGAATAGCTGCTCAGGTCAAGCGCAAGAGTGGTCGCCGAAAAAAGATCCAGCTTTCCCCACGCATAGATGGGCTTTTGGTTTTTGATGCCGTGGAAAGTGATCGCGCCGCTGCTGATGGAGCAGCTGCCCGCTCCGTCGGTGATGGAGATGCTCTTCGCCGTGATGTTGACCATGCTGCTGCCCGAAAGCACCTTTACTCCGCTGTTGGTGATCTGCACCTTTTTGTCCGGTAGGCTCTCATGCCCCACGATCAGTCCCGAGGACGCATCAAACGAGAGGAAGTTTGTAGCCGTCTTGGCGGCATCGGCCACGGCAGCGTCGTTGGACTTTTTATAAGCGTTCAGATTTTTCAGCAGGGCTTCGGTAGAATTGGCACTGGTGGCGGCCTGCTCTTCCAGAAGGTTCGTGCGGCCCATGTTTGCGGCCTGTCGGTCGGTGAGGGTGCGGCGGGTCATGCCGAAGGAATACTCTTTTTTGTCCTGATGGTCGAACGGCTCCACAAGCTTTGTGCACAGCATGATTGCATCCACACTGTGCGGGGCACTGATGATATGGGCATAGCTGGCAAAAGTGAGCCGGTCGAGGATGCTGCCATCTTCGGTCTGTCCGTACCCGGCATCCACCAGGTCTACAGCTTTTACGGTATAGCTGATGACCATCGCATAATTCTGCTGCAGGTCCTGCACGCCAGCGGCAAAGGTGTCGTTGTCGCTGTCCGTATCCTGCTCCCGGATCTTGGAGACGATGCCGAACTTTGCGGCAGCGGCATCGTTCTGGATCCAGCCCTCTTCGAGGTTGTAGCTCCACCCGGCCGGCAGATACTTTGCCACGGTAGCCGCGTCGGTGTCCATGATGCCGTAGCGTTCCTCGTGGTCTTCGTCCGAGTCGTGGGAGTGGTCTTTCCACCACATGAGCTTGTAGTACCACTTCGTTTTTTTCACGGTGTGCTTGTTGCCCACCGGGTAGATGCGGGTGAAAAGGTCGTTTGTGTCGGTTTTTTCGGTCAGATCCAGAAGGTTCACACCATACTCGATGTTCTGGTTCACCTGCCGCTTCGCTTCCACCGCCTGATCGCAGTAGTTGAGCACGTTGTTGCCTGTGGCAGCATTGAAGGTGCAGTAGGCGTAACCGCCAAAGACCTTCAGCACCAGCTTGTCGATGATATCCCAAATGCTGCCGTAGTCCTCGCCCACGCCATATTTGTCCGCGTCTCCAAAGTGCACCTGCAGGTCACCCAGCGCGGCAGTGATGGTGCCCAGCTCAAAACGCCTCATTTGGTCTTGCACCTGCTCGTTGTGGGCATCCACAATGTGCTGCAGGAACTGCTTTAACGTGCCCTCGTAGTTGAAGGGTGTCACGCAGGAATCGTTGAAGAAGCTCAGCGCGCCCTCGCAGTAGATCACGCGGCGGTTGTACCAGTCCGCTTCGTGGTTCAGGATGCGCCCGCGCCAGATTTCCTTGCCGTCCTGCTTTGCCACCACCACGGTGGACATTTTCTGCAGCTTGCTGTACTGTGGGTGGTCCCGGGGCATGGTAAAAACAAGACTGCCTCCCTTGCTCACCTCGCGGGTAAGCTTGGGCGACAGCACCAGTGCCTGCGTGTTGCCGGGGCGGTAGATCAAAAGCTCAGCGTCTGGGTTGCCGAACGGGTAGCCGTAAATCTCATACATCTACATCAATTGCCCCTTTCGGATAAAATCTGCATCTGGCCCAGTTCCGCGTTCATGCCGGGGGCCATCTTGCCAACCAGCGTGCCGTCATCCAGCACAATCTGCTGGTTCGCCACGTCGGGCAGATACTGCTGTACCACCTCGGTAAGGCGGGCCATCTGCTCCTGCATTTTGGCCTGGTAGCCCAGCACAGCGCTGTTGTTCGGGTTGAAGGTGTAAGGGTCTGTGCGGTAGTCGTAGCCCGCAAAGGCCCGCTCGTTGCCGTACCAGTAGGCATCCTGCAGGTCTTTGTAGGACATGGCGGAGGAAACGGTATCTTTCTCCTTGTTTTTGGTCACAAGCTTGTAGATGCCGTAGCCCACCGCGCCCACGCCCAGCACCGCCAGCAGGATCATGCCGATCTCTGGCACGGAAATGCCCAGCGCCGCAAGGCCGCTACCGGCTGCTCCCGCGGTGGCTGTACCGGCGGCTCCCGCGGTGGCCGCGGTGCCGCCGATGCCGAGGAGTTTGCCGATACCGGACAGAGCACTGGAACCCGCCAGCGCCTTGCTAAGCCCGCCAGAGATGTTGTTGGCCAGATGAATGCCCAGCTGCCAGGCGGTTTGAGCCAGAGTGCTGCTGCCATCCAGCAAGATCTTATTGATCTGCTGGATGATGGCAAGGCCCGCACTTTCGATCTGCTGCTTGGCAGAAGGAGCCAGACCGGCATATAGGGCAGAAAGTGCCCACTCGCCCACCGAAAGCCAGTCCTGCTTTTTTACGGCAGAAACCAGCGTATCAAAGGTACCCAGGATGCCTTTGTCCGCCTCGGTCTGAAATTCCTTCCACAGGCCCGAAAGACTGGACGCGGAAGCTTCCTTGATGGTCTCCGTGGTGGTCCTTATCCCATCTGCGGCGATGTTCGTGACCCTTTCCCTGGTCACCAGAAGCCCGTTCACAATATCAGTGCACGTCTCGGTGATGACCTGTTTCTGCTGGGTCGTTTCATCGGTCAGGGTCTCAGTGATGGTTTGGGTGGTGGTCTTGATGCCGTTCTGCACGGTGTCAAAGGTGGATGTAACCGTATCCCGGACAGTAGCCGCGATCTCTTCATAGGTTTTCTGTGTCTGGGCGGTAGTTTTGCCCTGCTCAGTGACGTACCTGGTGACTTCCTTGTAATTCTTCACCACGCCGTTCACCAGCTCCTTGCCAGACTCGGTCACCATGCGGGTCACACGGTCGTACTCTTCGCTGCCTTTGCGCAAGTGCTCGGTCAGCTCGGTGGTTTGAGTGGTCACCTTGCCCAGAGCGTTGGTGCTCTCGCTATGCCCGGCATCCTGCAGAGACCACAGCAGGGTCTCACTGACCGTCTTGGCGGCGCTTTTGGCCTTCTCGGCCGCAGTGGCTGCAGCGTTGCCAGACTTGGTATAGGCAGGAATGGCGATATCTGCCACAGCCTGAGCGTTGTTGGCAAGATCATCGTTGGCATCTGCCCAGGTGGCGGCCCAGTCGATCTTGCTGCCGCCCTTGGCGTTTTCTGCAATGGAAGCGCCTGCTGTGCCTAAAATAGAGCCGATGCCAACGGCACCTCCCTTGCCGGTCAGGCCATTGGTAAAGCTCTTGATCAGGTTTTTGCCCCACTGTACAGCCTGCGCGGGCAGGTTTTTGATCCAGTTCAGTGCACTGGAAAAGCCGCCCTTGAAGGCCTCCAGCAGGCTGCTGCCCATGCTCTTGATGCCATTGCCGATGCCTTTCAGGATGTTAGCACCAAGACTTACCCAGTTGATGGCCGAAATCACGGACAGGATCGCCTGAAAGATCTTCTTCCAGTTGGCCAGCAGAGACGGAAATGCCTGTACGATGCCAGCCGCCAGCTGCACGACGATGGAAATGCCCTCAGCCAGGATCTTCGGCATGTTATCGTTGATGATACCTGCCAGATTGATGATGATATCCGGTGCATAGGCGATCAGCTGTGGCAGGCCCGCGATCAGGCCGTTCAGCAGTTGGGTGATAAGATTCAGGCCAGCGTCCACAAAGCTGCCTGCGTTGGCGCGCAGCTGCTCGGTGAACACCAGCAGCTGGGGCAGGGCATTGGAGAAAAACTCTGGGATGCCCTCATCAAAACCACTGGCCAGCGAGTTGACCAGCTCTGTGCCGCTCTGCAGAAGCTGCGGCACCAGTGAATAGACCACCTCCGGGATGCCAGCCAGTACGTTGCCCACCATTGGCAGCAGGTTGTCCACCAGATAGGTCTTGGACGTCTCCACCAGCGCAGCCAGCGGAGCGGAGAGGTCTGCGCCTGTGGACAGGCTGGACAGCACGTTCTGGAACGCCGCACTCATGGCCGAAAAACTGCCGGTGAGGGTGGTGGTGGCTTCCTTCGCCGTGGTACCGGTGATATCCATTTCCTGCTGGATAACATGAATGGCGCTGTACATGTCGGCCAGGTTTCCCAGGTCGTAATGCACGCCGCTGATCTTTTCAGCGTCCTGCAGCAGGCGCTGCATTTCGGCCTGCGTGCCGCCGTAGCCCAGCTTGAGGTTGTCCAGCATGGTGTAGTTCTGCTTGGCAAAGCCCTGATAGGCGTTCTGGATATCCTGCATATCTGTGCCCATCTTGTTGGCATTGTCGGCCATATCCACCATAGCCATGTTGGCCAGCTCGGTTGCAGCGTTGGTGTCGTGGCTCACGCTGGCCAGCAGGCTGGCCGCAAAACTGGTGGTCTGCTCCATGTAAGCGTTGGCGGAAAGACCAACGGTTTTATAGGCCTGTGCGGCGTAAGATTTCACCTTGTCGGCACTGTCTTTGAACAGTGTTTCCACGCCGCCCAGGCTCTGCTGTAAAGCACCGCCAGAGGCAATGCTTTCGGCCAGAATTTTGCCGATGCCAGCGGCGCTGATCACCTTGGCAACAGCGCCTACAAGTTTTTTGCCCAGCAGCTGGCCTGCGGCATCACCGGCTTTGGAGCTTTCGCCGCCCAGCACTTCGGTGATCTTGCCCTGGATGCCCTCGGCTGAGGGAACGATCTGCACATAGGCTTTTGCAAGCTCAATGCCATTTCCCATGCATTTCACCTCCTTTCTGCAGCACGAAGTGCCGCCTCAAATTCTTCCGGACTGTCAAAGCTCTGCACGGAGCTTTCCTCTTCGGGTGCTTCACTGCCCAGCAGGGCCTGGACGATGGACTTCGGCGGTTCCTCGGTGCTGCCCATGTACCGCTCCATCAGCCAGCGGATCGCGTGCAGGCTGTCTGCAATGGATGCCTGCAGCATCTGCTGCAACGTGTAGGGTTCGCCGTGCAGCAGCCGCAGGCTGCGGCTTTCCGGTGGAAGCCCGGCAGCCAGAGTGGCCGCCAGCCGCACGGGCAGGCTGCGCCAGTTCAGCACGTTGTAGTACTGGGCAAAATCGCAGATCAGAGCATCCTCATCCGCTGCGATCAGTTCGGCGAGGATGAGGAGTTTTTTCCGGGCTGGATAGAAACCATCAATTCGATGATCTCACGCTCCACTGCAGTGGAGGGCACACGGCCTTCCGGGGTGCGCAGGTGGTCATACAGCTTCTTTTTACCCTCTTTACCCAGCAGCAGGGGGACCAGCCGGGAAATGGCAAGGGGGTTGCCCTCGTTCATTTCGTCCAGGGTGTCAACCAGTTCCATGTTGTCCAGACTGGATTCCTCCAGTTCGATCTCAAAGCCAGATTTGGTTTTTGCAGTGATCATGCCTGTACCTCCTTAGCGTTCTCAGTGGCGCTCTGGGCAGTTTCATGCGGGCTGGCCGCAGCGCCCAAAATGTACTCGTAGTGGGTAAAGCCCGTAGTGTCCGCAATGGCGGTGAGGGTTGTCTGGTAACCCACGGCGCTGCTGCCAGAATAGACGATGTCGCCAACCGCGGTCACCGTAGCGCAGGGCAGTACGATGCGCTTTTTAGCGCCGCCCTTGAGCACCATATCCACCACATAGCAGCTGAAAGGCAGCTCGCTGGAACCGGCTTTGATGGTAATGCCGGTCTCCAGCGTGCCGGTCACGTTTTCATCACCGTAAACGGTCTTCAGCACTTCCGGATTCATGGCCTCGATCAGCGTGTACTGGAAGGTGTCGGGACGCTCGGTCATCAGGTTCAGCACCGTGTCACCGCCCCAGGCCGAAGTATTCTCGTTGGAAGGAGAGTTCGCGTTGGTCAGGCCGTCACTGGAAATGTAGCCCAGGGATTTGAAGGCTGCGTCAAGTTCGGTCTTGGCATCCGTGGGCAGAGCAGTGCCCAGCGGGGCGCGCCAGACTGCACCACCGACTTTGGGTTTTGCGGCGGTCACATTTTTTGCATCCATAAAATGCTCCTTTCTCATGTGTCGTAATAGGTAATGTCAAAAACAGCCTGATACCGGGGCAGTTTGCGGGTGGTATCAGGAAAGTTGTGTTCGGTGTTCAGCTCACATGCGGAAATTTCTGGCAGGGTATCGGCAGCCAGCATGGCCTGTACCACAAAATGGCTGAGCTGTGCTGCTGCATAGGTGCTACTGCCGTAGGACTGCACCGCCAGCGTGGCCGTGTAAATGCCTTCGTCCGAGCTGTCACCGGTCTTTTCGAGGATACAAAAATTGCCGGAGGGCTTCTCCGGCATGGACATGTAGCAGGAAAAGGCATTTTCCCGCAGGTAGTTCAAGATGACTTCTTCGATCATTTCTTTCTCTGGTAGCTCCTCACTGTGATGACACGCCCATCTTTCAGGCGGCGCTTGTGCTCATGCACTGTTGCGCCGCTGCGGCTGCCGGAGACGGCTTTCAACAGGGTGTTGTTGGCCGAGTTGTCGTCATAGGCCTTGCGGGAAGCGGTCTCCACAACAGCCACGGCGCGGGTGGGGGCCACATAGGATTCGTAGCCATCGCCGCAGCGGTCCTTCACGGTGTCGGCACGGTCTTTCAGCACCGCCTGCATTTCAGGGCAGCGCAGTAGCGCCCGGATGCCGGGACTGTTCAGCTCGATCTTCACCTTACTCAAACTGCACCACCTGCACCTTCTTGTTCCATCGCAGCGGGATCATGCTCTCGATGCCCTGCACAACACCGCCGCAGGTGCGGAAGGTCTGACCGAAGAACTCCACCTTTGCGTCCGCCCAGTCGTGGGTGTCGCCCTTGGGGATAGCCAGCGTATAGGCCAGCCGCCGCCCGGTGAGCTGCAGTTCGGTGGTGATCTCCTCGGCAGAGGGCTCACCCACCAGCACATTGTGCACGGTGACAGGCGTTTTCTCATAGACCGGGTCATGGAAGCCGTCCTCACCGGCCTGGATCTTGGTATAGAGGGTGATGTCGATTCCTTTCAGCATAAATCCTCCAGAGGACTGCGGGCACCGATGCGGCTACCGACGCCCAGCAGTTTCTTTTCCAGCTTGGAAAGGTACAGCTCGCCGGAAGAGCCGCCGCTCATCGTCCAGCTCTGGCTGTAACCCAGCGCCGTGGCAGTGCCCTGCGTGGAGCCCATGGGAAAAGACACGCCGCCCCCGCTGTCGCTCTCGCCCAGCTGACGGCGCACCATCCGGCAGGAGACCACCCGCTTGGCATCTTTGCCTGCATCCGGGTTGTAGCTGTCGATGATCACGGCAGCTTCGCTCAGCAGGGCAGCACACTGCGTCTGTTCGTCTCGGGACAAGGCGCGGAAGCCTGCTTCCACGTCCTGCACTTCAGCGTAAAGCATGGCGGCACCTCACTTCGCTTTGGCCTTGCGAACGGTTTTGGCCTTCTCGGCCGCAGTGGCTGCGGGAGGATCCCGCGCTACCTGCTTATGGCCTGCGGCAGCATACTCTGCCGCGCGCTCCTCAGCCACGTACATGACCGTGCCGGTCAGCTGATTGATGAACTTCACCATCAGCCCGCCGCCTTGGTCAGCTTGTTGAACACAGTGGTATCACAGCGGAAACCCACCTCGATCTCGGCGCGCACGGCAAACATGTTCTGCTGGAACAGGTTAATGGTGGTCTCGCCATCCTGCAGCGTTGCCTGATCGGCAATGGCGATCTGCACGCCCTCCACAGTGCCGTACATTGCCTGCGTCCAGTCACCGGCAAAGCCAACCACATTGGGGGTGCCGGAGACGTAAGCGCCCTTGCTCTGCAGGGTGCGGGAGCCAAGAATCATGGGCACAGCGCCCTCGGCAACGTTGTTGATAAACAGCGGACGCTTGTTGCCGTCCACTGCATTCAGCAGCAGCGCCTTGCCCTTGGGGGACAGCACCCAGCCGTTCAGGATGCCGTTGTGGTCGGCGATGTCTGCATCTGCAGCCACCAGACCGGCATAGGCATCGGTGCCGATCTCCTGCGCGGTGCAGGTCTTCAGGGTGTCGAAGTTGTCACCGGGTGCAGTGACGCCGCCGAATACAGTGGCATCGAACTTCTGTGCCAGGGCCAGCGGCAGACGGCTCACCAGCTGCTTGTACAGTGCGGGCACATCGCGGCGGAACTGGTTGGAGAAGGGCACGATCACAGCCAGCGTGTAGGGCTGCATGATCTTGGTGTCCAGTGTGCCGCGCTTGACCGGCTTCTTTGCGGTCTCCGCCACCCATGCGGCTTCCGGGTCGCCGGTGATAACGGGAATGGTCACGCCCAGACCCGGCAGCTTGATCGGCTGGGCCAGAGACATGACAGCGGAGCTTTCCTGCGTTTTCTGCAGGATCTCGCTGGATACCTCGCCGGGCAGGGCAATAGAGGTGGTACGGTTGATATCAGTCGCCATAAAAATACTCCTTTGTTACTTGGTCACCTGCGCAAACCAGTCTGCAAACTGCTCGCTGGTAGAGCCGGTGGGGGTGTGATGCGGGTCTCCGCCATCCCTGACGTCAGGGTACCCGGGCTGGCCATCACCAAAGGCCCACGGGTTCGCCTTGGCGGCTTCGTCCAGCGCTTTTGCAATGTCGGTGCTGCGGTTGGCAGAGCCTTTCAGGGCATCCAGATCCAGCAAAGCACGCACTGCCTTGACGCTGCGGCCCTTCCTGCCCAGGATGGCAGTGTCCAGCGCGTTGTCAAAGGCAAAGCCCTCGGCCTGCGCCTTCATGTCGGCTTTCAGCTTGGTGACCTGTTCCTGCAGGCCTGCCACATCCACGCCTTCAAAGGCTTTCAGGCCGTCCTGTGCGGTCTTGAGCTGGGCGTTTGCGTTGTCCAGCTGGGCCTGCAGAGCCGTGGCGGCAGACTTCTCCCGGTTGATGTCTGCGCCGTTCTCCTGCATAATCCAGTTCAGCTGTTCATCGGTGATGCCGGGGATCTTGTTCTTCACGTCTTCACGCTTCATGGTGGAAACTCCTTTCGTGTGTGAGACCTCAGTTTTTTACACTGTTCTCTGTCAGTGATCCGGTCGTGGGCGGGATACGCGCCGCCCGCCGCATGGCACCGTTTGCAGGGCTCGAACCTGCCGCTTCCGGTTTTGGAGACCGGTGCTCTTCCAACATGAGCTAAAACGGCATAAAAAAAGCACGGTGCAAAACTGCATCGTGCTTAAAAGTGGGCAAAAGAAAACCACGGTGCGTGTGCATCGTGGTTCAATTACTGTTCCTGTTCCCAGGCCCAGTTTTTAAATTTATGATACGCTTTCAACGCTTCCTCTGGAACAGCAGAAAAGTCTTTTTCAAGAATCGCTGTACGGTAAGGGTCAAACGTATCGACTAACTTTTGAATTTCCGGGGGATAACCCAATATGCACATGTTACGTTCGCCTCCTTAACGACATAAATTCCGCCTCGACTTCATCAAAGCGGTCGCCTAAATACATATCAGCAGCATATTTGCTGATTTCTCCTACATTATCGCGCGTAATGCCAAGTTTGTCAATGCGTTCCTTGCACTTTTTGCACAGAACATCGAGATACTCCCCGCGATTTTCGCGGGTGATCGTCCAGCCGGATTGCCGGAAATCCTCTGCCTGCTTCATGTGCCACATTTCATGAGCTTCAACGGCACCAGCACCGCCGGATGCTTCCTGCACTGCCTTCTTGCCGATGCTTTCAGCGTAGTAAACGATATTCTCACAGGGGTCATAGACGCCCACTGCACCGCGCAATTCATCATCACTGACGATCACGATTTTAGGCTTGCGGTCAATGCTCACACCCCATTCGGTCAATGCGTGTTCTGTGTTCTGGTTGACCTCATGCAGCGCCTTGGGCTTGATAGACGCTTTATCTGAAACAAAAACCGGCGTTTTGTAAGATTCGACCTGCTTCACAGAGATTTCAACAGCTTCCGTTCTGCGGGTCAGTGTGATTTTACTTGCTGCACCCAGATCCTTACGGTATGCCTGCGCTGCATACGCCGCCCTCTTTTGTGCATTGATGCGCTCCCGGTTGGCGGCGTAATCAATGCGGCGCATTTTGTTGATGTCGCCGCCCGCCTCCCGGTACTGCCGGTAATACTTGTCCGGGTCGTACCCGGCCACAGTGGTGCCGGAACGGAACCGCACCGCAAACTCACAGTCGCAGTTGGCGTGGATATGCTCCGCGTGCCCGCCCTTCAGCAGTTTCTGGCTGGCCTTCTGCCAACCATTGGACGCCAGCGTGATGCAGAAGGGACAGGTGTCACCATGGGGCACCCATGCCCATTCCGCGCCGTCGCGAATGGCGTTTTTCAGGGTGGTGTCTGCACCGGCACGCTTGACAAGGCGGCTGATGCCGTTTGGCAGGTTGGCGGGGTTCTGGTCCTTGGTAGCGCTCACCATGCGGGCTACCTCGCCATAGCTGGCGGTAGCGGCAGGCTCTGCGGCGGGCACATACACGCCCTGCGCTTCGGCCAGTGCCTCATACATCTGGCAGGCCAGCTCTGCGCTGCCTTCGCCATACTTCGTGATAAGCCCGTAGGCGTAGGCCACAAGGTCATCTGTGTCGGCAGTGCCGTGGGCATCTATGTAGGTGCGCATGAGCTGCCCGGCTTTCTGGTTCAGCCGGGACAGCCGGGTGATGTACTCATTCCACGTTTTCGCTGAGATCTGCATTTTCCATCTCCATCAGCAGCTTCTGACCGCGCGCCCGCTGCTCCTGCGCCTTGATGCGCCGGATGTCCGCCTGATCAAAGCCGATCATTTCCAGAAAGGTATCCGTTCCGGCAAACTCCTTCCGGGCAGATGCAATCTTGATGGCAGCATCCGCCGTCACGGCCACGCTAGGCATGGCGGGGTTTTTGAAGTGCGCCATGATACCGGTCTCTTCTTCGGTCAGATCAGAAAGCTCACAGCCCCGTGCCACGGCCTGTGCCATGCAGGCAATGGTGCGCAGGGCATCGCCGTTGCCTGTGTTCAGCTGCTGGGCCAGCAGCACCAGCGTCTGGCTCTGGGCAAGGATAGCGTCGCTGCTGGTGGGGTTTGCGTCGTTCACCACGCCCACGTCGGTGACGGTCAGGCCAGTGGCCGCTGCAAACTGGGTTGCCGTCATGCGCATTTTTTCCACATGGGGCGTCAGACTGCCCTGCGCCAGCTGGCCGAACTCCGGGTTTTCGCCGGTCTCCGGGTTGGAGGTGGCCGCGATCAGAGCGCCCATGTAGGTTTTGAATTTGTTGGAAACAATGGCGTCATACTGCTCATCGGTCACACCGAGAACGTATTTCTGCGGGGTGGTGTCGAACTCCAGCGCAATGGCCGCGTTGGCGGCGGTGCGCACATAATCGTCGATCAGTGCCCGGATGGGGCGTTTCAGACGGCTGCGGCCAAAGGGCTTGGAGTTGGTGGCGTTCCAGATCATGGGCTCCATCAGTGGACGGCCCATCTTGTGTGGGTAGCGCTGCGCCGTACAGAAACTTCCGTTCGACCGCAGCACAACGACCGCGTCATCCGTATAGAAATTGACTACAGAAGGCCGCCATGTGCCCTCGAAGTGCTCATCCTTCACTGTGTCAACAATGGCAAGGCCGCAGTCGATGCGGCCCTTCTCGCCGCTCCAGAGGGCTGACGCCATGGCGGGGGAGTGAAATCGCACTCTGCAGCTGATGGATGCATCTGCGGACAGGGTGGCGAATACGCAGCCATACTTCAGCTCGTCCCTGCAGGCTTTGGCATACTCGGCCACAAGGCGGTTGTCAGTTACCAACTTGGCAAGACTGTCCAGACTGCCGCCGCTGCCCACAAAGCCGTCGAACATGGAGCGTGCCGCCAGCACGTCCACGGCTTTCTGCCCCCAGCTGCAGCCCACCTCCAGATTGCGCAGCCCCTGCGGCAGGGCAATGCCAAGGTTCACGTCGTTCAGGGTGATATGCCCCTCGTAATATTTGTCCTTGGCAGCATTGCGGCTCTGGTGGTAGTTGTAGGCCGCGGCGAGGTCAGAAAGCTGCTGCTGTTCTTCCTTTGTCAGGCCTGGCACACGGCCAAAATTCAAAATCTGCATGGCTCTCCTTTCAGCCGATCTTCATTTTGCGGGTGGGGTCGCGGCGGCTGGTCTTGGCACCCCAGAGCGCCAGCGCACAGGCTTCCACCGGCAGGCTATTGTCTCCGCCAAAGCCGAAGCCGCCCGCGATAGGCCGTTTGACAGCGGTGACGGCGCTTTCATTCAGCACGGTCTGGGGCTTATACCATGTCAGAGTTCCCTCGCTGATGCCGTTGGTGAAGCCGCTGACCGCAGCAATCACGTCCTTTGCGGCGGGCCGGATCACCGAGTTCTTTGCCCGCCATGTGTCCTTGATGCGTTCCACCAGCACATCCACGCCGTTGCGGCCATCAATGACCACGCAGCTGGCCTTGCCGTACCGGTCGTTCAGCCAGTCGGCCAGCCATGTCAGGCCCTGACCGGATGGGCGCATTTCTAGCAGCGACACCCGCGCGGGGCCTTCCTTCGGGATCACCGCGCCGCACAGGCACACGGCGCTGCCGTCGGCGGAGAACTTGACGCCATAAGCAGTTTTGCCTTCGGGCTTTTCGTCCTCGCTGGCGCAGGCTTCCCATGCGGTGCGGTCGATGGCATAGTCCAGATGCTCCGTGATCTCAGGGCTCCACCAGCCCAGCCGCTCCCGCGCAAAGGTGTCCGGGTCCAGCTGTTCGGCTTCGCCCTCGATGGTGGAGAACTGGATGCGCCGCCCCAATGCCGGGTTTGTGGCTGCCCAGCGTGCCGGGTCCTTCACATCGCCGATCTCCGGCACCGAGAACTCGAACCAGGCTGCCTTTTTGGCTTCGCCGTCCAGTGCGCGCTTACGCAGGGCGCGGAACACAGTGCCCACGGCGTCGGGGCCGGGCGGCGTGCCCACATAGATGGTCTGCGGGTTCAGGCTGGCAGAAATGGCGGGCAGGAAAGACCCCTGTGCGGTCTCGTCCAGCTCCTGTGCCTCGTCGAAGATCAGCAGGTCGCCGTGCTGGCCGCGTCCGCCGTTGCGGGTGCGGGCCAGAAACTTGATGCGGGCACCGCTTTTCAGGATGATCTGCTCCCGGCCCAACGCCGTTTTGATCTCGGCCACGTGGCGGCGCAGCTTTGGGCTTTCAAAAAATGCCCGCATTTCCTCAAAGGTCTCGGTGGCGGTCTTCTGCAGGTGGGCGGTGTAAATGACTGTCTCATTGAACAGCAGCATCCCGGCTTCGGAGCGTCCCTGCACCAGCAGACTCTTGCCGTTCTGGCGGGGGACACTGCCGCCCGCCGTGGGCGCTGCCCATTTGCCGGACACTGTGCGGCTCATCCAGTCGTCCAGAATATCGCTCTGCCACGGATCCAGCACCGTGCCGCCTGCCCGCAGGATGCGCACGGCATCCTGCCCGTCAGTCGCCGGATACTCCGGTGCGATACGTGCGGACGGCTCCTGACTTCCCATCATGCTCTCGCTGTGCGAGGATCGCGCCGATCTCGTCCGTGTCATCCTTTGCTCCTTCGATCTCTTCAATTTCCCGGATGGTCTCCCGGTACTGCTTGGTCAGCTGCGGCAGGGCCCGGCAGTCCTTGCAGGCATCAATGCCCGAAGCCAGCACCTTGGCCAGCTGCTTGAGCTGCTCCAGCCGGGTGCCCCTGGCCGTGATACTTTTCATGGTCGCCATGGGCCAGAAACACCCCCTTCAAATTTTCCCTGTGTGTAAATCGGCGCTGACGGCACTGGGAGTCGCCGAGGGCACGGGAGGGGGCCCTTCCCCACCCTCACCAGCTGCCGTCTGAAACGTGCGGAATCCGCACGATTTTAGCCTGTTTTGGGCCGTTTTCGGCGGTTTTGTTGCCTTTCTGTGCATTGCAGAACCAATGTGCAGCCTGTAGGTTCGACCAATCTTCCGCAGCGGCCCGCGCGGACGGGTAACCGAACTGTCTCCACTTGGACACAGGCTTGATCTCGTCCACCACAAAGGACAAAGGATGCTGTGCATCAGAAGGCTCATCGTAATGGATTGGCCCGAAACGTCCGTGACAGATGCCGCACTCGCAGCCCATTGCACGCAGCCGCGCACGGTGCTTGCGCCGCAGCTGGCCGTTGGCATAGCGCGGATTGCCCATGCTGCACACCTCCCGCTTCATGGTCTGGCTGTAAAAGAAAAGCCCGCACAGATTTGTGCAGGCTGGATGCTTCCTGCGCCTTTCCGGCACACCCCGGGGCTTTTTTTCAGGGGCGGGGTATCTGTCCAGAAGGGGCAGGGTATAAAAAGACCCTGGGGTGCTTTGCAGGCCCGGGGTATCAAAAAAGCCGCCCGGAAAACCGAACGGCAAAGATATCAAAAAAAAATAAGCAGCACCCATGCATTCAGTTTGACGGAC